TGCAGTGCATTCCGATATGGCTGGCAGAAGGATCGCGGCCGCGCATCCAATTGTCGCCATGGACATATTCCAGAACTTCGAATTCCAGCACGCTCTTGTTCTCGGTCAAGTCGTGATAGTTAAATGACAGGTTCGCTTCGTTCTCGCCACGGCCGCCGAATACATAGCCGTCAGCCGATACTCTGTCACGAGTCCAGATGTTCATGCCCATGTCATTAAGTAGGGTCATAGCCGCTGCCGTCATGTGCTGCGGCACGATTGCCAATTGCTCTATCTTAAATTTCATGCTATGCTCCGTAAGGGATATCACACCCTGTTAAATATTTATGATTACCTTTCGTCGCCAAAAGGAATGAGATGAAGTTTACCAGATTCGCCACCGGAGTCTCTTCGCCCGTTAGCAATCCCTGCAGCTGATACTTCTGCGCCTCTTCGAGAGTCCAACCGCGAGTTTCACAGACCTGCTTATCTATCGAATCGCTCATACCGGTGCCTGCCAACTTGTTAGGCGATATCGAGAACACGGTGATGTCCGGTGATAGCTCACGCGCCAACTGCTTGGTGAGGATCAAGGCAGCGCCCTTCGATGCATTATAGGCAGCGGAGCATCGCATTGGCATGTGAGCCGCATTCGAGACGATGTTGATGATGGTGCCCTTGGACTCTCTAAGTCGAGCTTGATATTCTTGCGCCATCAAGAATATGCCTTTGGCATTTGTATTCATCATGTCGTCCCAATCAGCTTCATCGGCATCGGCCAACCAATCAATTCGATTGACTCCGGCACAGTTGATTAACACGTCCAGCTCCTGAACTTGAACATCTGAATAAACTCCGGCTTCCCTTACATCGAATCCAAAATCAATATCCGTGTCAGGGTATAGATAATGACCGTCTTCTTTGAGCTGCTGATGAAGGGCCGCGCCAAGTCCGCTGGCCATTCCTGTTACTAATATTCTGCTCATGCTTCGTTCTCCAGTTTTGATATGATGGACTCTATCATCGCAGCGTAAACGGCGGCATCATGAATCGAGTCCTTGTGTAATAATTCGCTGATTGCGAATCGAGTTAACTTCACAATGATCAGCTCAAATAAGTGAAACTGATCGGTGAATACTAATCCTTCAGGCACGCCGTCAGGGAATAAGATTTTCATGATGGGCGCAACCATCTTATAGTTGTTGCCATAGACTTCGTTGCGCTCTTTAAACGTCTCTGCCATTTCGTGAAGGATATCGTCAGTTGTCGGTGATGCGCCAAGCGCCGCGCGAAGGCGATCGTCAGGAGGAGCAATCACCGTATCGTCCAGACCAGCACTGCCTCGCGCGGCCAGAAAACTGGAGAACGAAGCAGCGGCCAGTGCCTTGTAGAATTGCTTATCCATGAGTACAAGCCTCCTCGTGAATGAATACTTTTCGACAATCTGAAATTCCCATCGCTCGATATGCTTCGAGGACATCATCACGATCATCCAAGGCCATCACGATTTGATCAACAACTTTGTTCTCGAATTCCAGCAACTCTTCAATTAGCTTCGGCTTTAATATCGCCGAAGGAAGCGTGACCCCAGAAGGCCGCATGATGAGCTTCGAGTTGCGAATAATTTGAGCCGGGAGATTATCGACTAACCAAGCGCGTCTTCGGACAATGAACTCCTGCGGAGCTGCGGTGACGAACCATACCTGAACTTCGCCATCCTCGCAATAATATTGCAACAGGCGCGTGTTCGCCGCCTTGTCCAGCGCTGCCGCTGCGTGATACTCGTGAAATTTACGGCATGAATTCGGCATGCCAGCAAGTATCAAATCATGCCGCCACAGGTCATCGCTGATGCAGTTGTCGATGTCGCAAATCATTATCCTTGAACTCATGACTGCTTCCTCATTTTATCTACGATCTTCAACAACTTTCCGCGCTCCAGTAGATCTGGAAAGGCTTCTAATGCGAAGGCTTCCAGCTCATCGAAGTAGTCACGGCCACGATCATCATTCAGGAAGTCAGAGGCCCACGGATGAACTTCGAGCACAACATCGATCATCGCATTAATCACCTTCTGGTATTCGCTCTGCGTCCTTCCTCCTGTACGCGACTTCGCCAGCTCGCTCAACGTCCTGAGATTGAACTTGACATACAAGCCAGTTGAGATATTCGTTGGGAGGATGCACCGTGCGTCTTCGGCCGCGTGGCCTAAATCAATCAGCTGTCGATAGCCTTCCTGAATAGCATAGTTGACGGAGTCAACAACGGCTGCCCCTGCTTGATCAATCGCGATCTTGTCTGGCATCACGAAGCCATACGCGCTTTGGTCGGTGACTCGCATCGACTCCTGTGCGTATGAGCCGTGGCGATTCCGAACGAATTGATGAGTGAAGGCGCGGCTGACTCCTTCGACCTTGAATGTATAGTCGATGAATTCCCAGCTGCTGGGAATGGTATTGGCGATGTATTTCAACTCCTTACTGACGCGATCTCGCGACCATTTCAACTCCATTTCATTCTGCACGTTCAGACGAGTATTCTTTGTCAAAATTAACAGCTTTGCTGCTTCATACGGGTAGCGCTTAAGAGTTACTTTCACGATTGGCTCCTCTGACGATGTCAGACTTTATTAAACGGCTGCGGTATCCATCGCTGTCTTTCATATCCTGAATTTGGCGAATGTCCTGAATGACATCGTCCAGCAAAATGTTTCGCCAAAGCGCGAATCGGCCCAACGAGTAGATTCCATATTGAGCAGAGATCGCGAGAAGAAGCGCGTGCCGTGTGCCAGAAGGAATGTCCATGATTTTTCCGAACCTCAATGTATGGACAGTCGAGTTTGCCTTTGCTTCAGCTTCAGCCAATGCGTTGCCGGCTCGATTTAAAATCTGCACTCTGGGAAGTCCGAATGAATCGGCGATCATGGCGCACCAAGCCGAGCGCGTCTTGCCTTCGTCATCGCCTATCGATCCAGCGAACTCCAAGATCATCGTGCGGCCGGTGATGCTCGCTCGATATAGATTAGTCGTTGGGTCTGGATAGTATATCGTTTGATGGAGGTTCGCGTCAGGAAGATCGAACCGCAGCGTCTGGATCTGTGCATGCTCGAAAGTAATGGCGCTGACATCGATGTCCAGCGCCATGCAAAGTGCTGGCAGCGGAGCCGTGGTGATCGATCCGGCAGGAAGGTTCGCGAGATCGGCTTCAGCCTCGAACTCGATTCTGTTCTGCTTTCGCAGTCGTCTGATTAGCTGATCCTGAAAATCAGGCGGCGCAATCCAGCGTTCAACAGGATCGATATTGATGATGGATCGCTCGCCGGTTGGCCTGCCAATTACTTTGCGCGAATATAGGTTCACCAAGTTAATCGCTGGAGGATAGAATTCGCCCTTGTAGAAAATGCCTTTGGTGACTCGCACCCTATTAAAAGGAATACCGACTGCTTGGCCGACGATGTCAGAGCGGAAGCGAAGAAGCGCGCTGTGGTCTTGGTAATCAGATCGGCTGCGCGCTTCATAAACAAAAGAATCCGGTATCACGGTGCCGGCGATCAGTCCTGATAGACCTGCACCTATAATTTTTGTGCTCATGCTTTATGCTCCCTTGGCCAACGGGTTGGCAGCTTGAATTTGCTCCGCCAGTTCGATTCATGAAGAAGCCAATCAGATCTGACGAGACTATTAATAAGCTGACGAGTGTCGAATCCAAATTCAAGATCCAATTCGCGAATAGTACAACGGCCGCCAAGCGCGACAACGGCATTGAGGATTGCTCGCCGATCCGAATTGACCTTGGGTCGCGATGTCGCCTCGACTCCGGTAATGATGATGAGATCCTCCTTGTTGAGGACTGCTGGACGTGCCATAGGAAAGCTCCTGTTTTTATAGATCCGGCGATTGTCGTGCAATTAGATCGCAAAAGCAACAATCTTTTCGACTTAATTTCAACTTATTTCGTTAAAGCACTTTACTTCTGCGCGCACACCACTTATTATATACCTACCTAAACGAAACGCCGGAAAAGAAAATGACCCCTCTCTACAAAGACCTAATAATTGAAAGCAGCAAGTTCAACGAAGATAACGATTGCGCTGTAGTAGGAATCGCAGCAGGCTGCAACGTCTCTTACATCAAGGCTCACGAAGCTCTACGAATTCAAGGACGAAAGCAAGGAAAAGGAGCTTCCAGACTCCAGCAAGAGCAAGCCATCAAAATGATCGGTGGCGAATACGCAAATCTGGGCAAGCCAACTAAGGCCAACGGTGGCGGATACACCACGAAGTCTATCGGCAAAGCTTTTCCAACAGGTCGGTATTTAGTCCACCTCAACCGTCACGTAGCAGCGCTGATCGACGGCGAGATCAACGACTGGACTCAAGGCAGCACTCATCGAGTGCTCAGCATCGCTAAGATCACCCCCGCTAAGATCACCCCCAAGACGGCTCCAGCGGCCAAGCGCAACGTCTCAGTCAAGGCCGGTGTTCGAGTTTGGAATCTAACCAACGGCGAAGTCGTCCACTTCACCTCAGT